ATGCAGGTTTAAATAATTGTACACGTTTGATTACGAATTTATCACTTTCAAAGGGTTTACGTTTTACTATCATAAATTCTATTTCTATATTCTCTAATGGTAAATTGTAGGTTTCAGAGAAATATTTTTTATAGAGTATAAGTTGAAATTGTTTATTTTCGTCTGATTTTTCTTTTTTGCTCCAACCTTGTTTACTGGTTTTAATATCTATGATCTTGATTGTGTTTGTTGGCTCGTGGTACATTACAATGTCCAAGTAACCTTGGAACATTACATTGTATAATTTTGGAGAGGGGTGGAGTATAAGAGGTAACTCACATCCTACTAAATGCCAACCGCGTTTAGAAAAATATTTGTTTCTGTTTTTAGCAAATTCTCTTATGATTTCTACCCCGTCTTCAAAAAATTCCCTAAGTTCTTCAGGGGAGGTAAAGTGTTGATTATTGTTTGATTTATATTGCTTTTTATATTCTTCACGTAATGCATCTTCGAGCATTTCGTATGTGTTTAGTTTATCTGCTTCTGCTCCACTTTTTCCATACATTGTAGTTAAATATGATTGAAGTACTTCATGTAATGCTGTTCCAAAAACAGTATGGATGGAGGAAGTAAATTGTTTATATCCTTCTTTGTATTGGAGTGACCATTTTTTAGGACACTCATTGAACATGGATAATTGAGAATATGAAATAGATTTTTGAGTTGCATAATCTATTGTTGGTAATTGTTTACTCTTAATTTCTTTTAATAGTAAAGGTAACTTCTTTTTCATTACACAAAGATACAAAAAAAGCCTGCCATAGGCAAGCTTTCTTTTAGTTTTTAAAAATATCCCTGTAGCGATACTAGGATAATTTTTATAGCCGTAGCTATACGGTCCTAAGCCGTGGGTTTAATTTTATTTAATTATTTACGTTCATTACCATACTTCGCTATCGTCCATTTCCGAGGTGAATTTTTCGAGCGCGTTGTTTAATATAGTAAACATGTCATCGTCTATACTTTTAGCTAATTTGTTAAAGTCAATAGGGTTATTATCTTTACCCATGTTCCAAACATTACGTAAAGCATCTTCTAAATATTTTATTTTATCAGAATTTTCTTCTAATTTTTCTTTGTATTGGCCTTCGGTGATTACACCAGCCAACATTTGCATACGTAATTGTTCTTTGTTCATTTTGTCTTATCTAATGATTCCTGCTCTTACTTGAAGCATTCTACGTTCATTAATATCTTCTTGAGATCCAATTATTGTACTGTAATCTTCCATAGATAGTGTTTTACCGGAAGCAGCCAATGATATAATGTTTTCTGCTACATCATGTAAATCCATGTCTGTTTGAGCATCTTCTCTAGCATATTCGAGTAAACGAATAAATAAAGGAACATCTACTGTAATTATATCTCTTGGGTTCATATTATTTTTTTCTGTATTCATCAGATATGTAAAATTTCCAATACTCCTCAAGTTGATACAAATCAGTTTTGCCTATATTATCTTCCATATAGAGTTTAATATCATTATCGTAGTTTTTAGCTTGTTGTTGGTAAGTACCTGGGGTTGGGATATAATGGTGTTTTCCCATAATTTGTCTAACTGATTCTTTAGGCATAGCATCAATTTCTTTTAAGAAATCTTCAAAATTTTCAGTGCTTTTAAATTCCCCTTGTGGAAAATAAGTTTTTTCTTCTACTTCTTCAACTTCATTTAAACCATATTTTCCACCTAAGAAATGTTCAAACGCTGTTTCATAATCTGCTTTAGCACGTGGTGGGATTTGGTTAATTGCTCCAATTCCTACAATTCCTCCAATCATGGATTCGTTTAAAGATTTATTTAATGCTTCAGCTAATACAAGTTTAAATTCATCACCTTGGGATTCTATTTTATATTCTTGCCCTCCAATATCATATGTACTGCCCGGGGTAAAATCTTGTCCATCCATTGATCCTTGACCTAAAGACTCTAAATCATCAGTAATATCACTATCATCATAATTAATGATTTGATTCATCTCAGCACCATTGTGAAAATATTGAAGTTCGTTAAGTAATTTGATTTTATATTCACTTTCTGTGATTACACCTGAAAGGAATTGCATGCGTAATGTGTCTTTTTCCATTTTATATATTTTATTATAAATATTATGTATTTTTTGCTTCGCGCAATACTATTAAAGCTTTCTGGATATATAATATGTCATCCATTTTTTCTTGGATACTATGTTCTAGCCATTCTTCTAGTTCTAGGTCGTTGCGGTCTAAATCTGTTCCATACTTTTGTTTCCCAATGGTGGCTCTAGCAACAAATTTGTCTATAATGGAGTCTACAATTGAATCTGTAACCTTAATTTCTCTATTCATTTTTTCAATAATTTTTCTACTTCTTTTTCATCCATTCCCATATCGTAAAGTACCTTTCTGGTGCCATGGTCACGTAATATGTCAATATATTCTTCTGCTTCCCCTAAACTACATTCAAAATATTTTGCTACATATTCTATCAATGTAGCAGGTTTTTTCTTTGTTTTTGACTTGAGATATTTCAAAAACACTTTGGATTTAGGGATCATTTCTCGATAAATTTGGTATAGTTGGTGTTTGTTATCGTATGGTATTGTTTGAATATAGTTTGCTAATTCAACATAGCGTATATCCATCGATACGTATCGATTAACCACGTAAGAGTTCCATTTATCCCACGATTCTTCCGAAATGTTTTCAATTGGGGTTTTATAGAGGGTGATTTCATTTAACCACCCCCATAAATCCTTAATTTGTTTTTTAGACACTTAATGTAATATCTTTATATTCTTCTTTCAATTCTGAAGGTAACGAATCTGGGAGTATTTTCTTTGATTCTAAATCGTAAAATACAGTAATTGGGATTAGTTGATCTTCATCTGTTCCTGCAATAAATTTAGATACTCTACGGATTACAAATGCTTGTCCGAATAATTTTTCCCCATTAAATCCATCAACTGATGTTGTATTGTTAAAGTCAATGTTCATTTGTGGGGGTGTTTTTGATTGTGTTTTCATTTGATTTTTATTTTGGTTTATATTGTTTCTATGATTTTAGCTAAAGCCGACATTACATTTATTTCTTTATCTATTCTAAAATTTGCTTGATATAAATGTTCGTTTAATATAATTGCAACGGAACCTTCCTTTCCAGGAGCATATTTTGAACTGTATTCAAATAAATTACGATACAATTCTTCAAAGTCCTTTGTATTTGAATCCGCTATAATTTGTCTAACGGTAAGCCATTTTTTACTTCCCATTAGTTCCTTCAATACCTCTTTAATATAGTTGTTTGAGGTTAAAACTGTTTTATCTAGTTCAATACAGCCATCTTTTACAGACATTTGAAGTACATTCAACATTTTTCTCATGTCAGGATAGTACTGTACTATAAGTGATTTTAAATCTTCAGGTTTATATGAAATAGATAATTGATCCTTTAATATCCAATCTAAATGGTTGTATACATCTGTTTTAGATGGAGGTACAATTTTAAGTACCTGGCAACGTGATTGAAGTGGATCAATGATTCGCTCAATAAAGTTACAGGTTAATATAAATCGTGTTGAACGGGAGAATGTTTCAATTACATTACGTAACGCGGCTTGTCCCTGAATTGTGATGAAATCTGCTTCATCTAGAATTACTACTTTAATACTTTTCCAAGAGGCAGAACTAGCAAATCCCTTTACTTTTTCTCTAATAGTGTCAATTCCATTTTCATCGGATGCGTTTATATAAAGATAATCGCAATCTAGATTTTTAACGATAATTTTTGCTAGTGTAGTTTTTCCAGTTCCAGGTGGACCATAAAAGATAAAGTTTTGAATATCACCTTGATTAAGGTATTTTTGTATTGTGTCTTTTACATTTTCGTTACCAACATAGTATTTCAGTTCGGTAGGGCGAAAACGTTCTACATATAACGTATTTTCTTTCATAACCTTAATATACAAAAAAAGCTTGCGATAAGCAAGCCTTTTAAATTAAATTATTTGAATTTTTATTTGAATTCATATTGAAAAGAATGTGGGCGAAATGCATTCCCACCGGCATTTTTATAAGGTATTTCCTTTTTATCTGTTATAGTAACTATTTTAATTTTACGACCATCTTTAACTCTAACTTCATCACCTATTTCATATTGGGGAGTATTTGGATAAACTAATTTATAAAATCCATATTTGTAAGTTTTTTTAGTTATATCTTCATCATATTTTCGTTCTTCTTCTACTTCATTCATTTCTGAATCAAATGAACCGTAATTAGCATTAAACTCTTCTAATTTTTCTTTATATTGGCCTTCGGTAATAATACCAGCCAACATTTGCATTCTAAGTTGTTCTTTTTTCATTTTATTTTATTATAAATATTATAATCCTGCACTAGGCAAGCTTCTTTGTTTAAATATTTTTTGATTTTTTAGAAATTTCTAAATCTTTTTGGTTTTTTCTATATTGGTCAATAGCATCTAAAATCTCATTTTCATTTTTAATATCCATTCCCCAATTATCTTGACCATATATTGCACCTTCTGAGTCAATTCTTAGCATTCCTGCATCTTCACCTGTTTTTTCATCATATGTTCCAAAATCGATAGATTTGATTCCTGTAATTCTATTACCATCAATGATTCTTGGGTTAAATTTATAGGTTTTTAAAATGAAATATACATCATTCATGTTTATAGATTCTTGGAGGATATTTTTAATTTCCTCTTTAATCAGTTGTCTAAGTTGTGAGTGTTTCATTATAATCCTGCTAATTTTTTCATTCTATATAAATCGAAATCAAATTCCATTTTCCCCAGGAATAATTACTGCATATTTACCTCCCCATTCAGATGCTCTTGGAATATTTGGATCTCCTGGAAATGCTGATAGTACTATATATTCATTTGGAATAACTGCTCCTGCTTCATCTTTTTTAGGGCGAACAATTACTGTTAATTCATCTGATTTAAATTGGGTTAATGGAGCAGTAGTAGTAATAGCGGGTACTTTTACTTTATTAGGTCCTTCAATTTTTTCTACTTCACTTTCTTTAGCTCCAGGAAGTTTTTTAGCTTGTTCTATAGGTAAAACTAAGTTATATCCAATACCAGAGGATTTAACTGTTAATGTGCCTGTGCTATTAGCTATTTTATCTATGTTTGATTCTTTATCTAAAGCATCTTGGGCTAACTTTAATACAGCATCAATAGGTTTTGAAAAAATTGATCCTTGACCTGGTTTAATGTGAACATCTTCTAGTTTACCTTTTAGCCAAGTTGGTACTTCTACAACTTCATTTAATTTAGCTTTATATTGTCCTTCAGTAATTATACCAGCCAACATTTGCATTCTAAATATTTCGTTTGTCATTTTATTTTATTTTATAATCCTGCTAATTTTTTCATTCTATATAAATCGAAATCAAATTCCATTTCCTCTTTCAACGTAGATTTTTTAACTAGAAGTTTTTTACGTTGATCAGCTGAAATACCAGTTACAACTAGTTTGTATTGGGTTCCTTCTTCTGTTTTAGTTGTTTCTGTTTCGTATTTTGCTGTTGGAACCTCTCCAATTTCTTTTTGAAATTCTTTACGAATTTTATCTATTTTATCTAAACTATCTGCTGTTACAGATAATGGAGGAACAGTTTCAGCTTTTGGTTTTTCTACTGTTTTTGGTGCTTCACCACCATCTTGTTCAACATCCACTAATTGAAATTCAACTCCTGCATTGTCCATAATTGTTTTCAATACTTTAGACAAATATGGTTTTGTTTTGTATGGATTTTCAAGTGTATAAGGGAAAACAATTTTTCCATCTTTTACTATATAATGAATATCTTTTTCCAATTTACCACCATATTTTTTCAAATTGTCTGGTGTTTTCATTGGGAAATAATTAGCACCATATCGTCCAATAATATCTTTTGGAAGTTCTTTTCCGGATAATGTAAACAAGTAGTCATTTATACTACCATCGTTTCCTTCTGCTTGCCATCTTTCATACCCTGATTCTGCTTCTTTTTCAGCTGTAGCAAATGCTTCAGGTACTCTATTTTTCAAATCAATTAACTTGAATGCTTTTTCATCTTCTGAACGAGAATCCCAATCTTTCCAAGCAGCTCCTGCTTTTTGAGCAGGGATTGAAGGACCAAATGCTTTTACAATAGCTTGTGGATCACGCATATTTTGGGCATAAATGCCATAATTTGAAATATTATCCATAGCTTCAAGAGCTGCGTCTATATTTTTTGGTTGAACAGCAAGATCGTAATTTACCTTCAATTGGCTCATTCCATCTTCTTCACCTTCAATTTCGCGTAATATATCAGTTAATTTCATAGTTATAAATATGTAAAAAAAGAGACCCGTTATTGAGGGTCTCCATATATGTTAAATCGTTTAATTGGTTCAGGTTGGATTTCTTTTTCTTCACTTCGGGTAACATAAATTTTGCTATCTAAAGGAGCTAAAAGAAATTCTACTTTCTCTTGATTTTTGTCAAACCATGCCTCTAAAACATCTGTTAGTGATTTATGGATGACTTTATTTTTATCATCCACGAGCAACCAGGAATCTCCTGGTGGTACTCGTGTAGCGATAAGTTCGTGGTATTCTATTTTTTCTGTTTTCATATTACATCATTCCCATCATAGGATCTATTCCAGATTCTTTTTTGTCTTCTGGTGTATCCACTATTGTACATTCTGTTAATAAAATTGTTCCAGCAATTGATGCAGCGTTCATAAGTGCATTTTTAGTTACCTTATGTGGATCTATGATACCGGATTCTTTCATGTCAACGATAGTTTCTGTTTTAATATTGTAACCACTCCAAACACCTTCGGCTTTACCGATTTGCATATTAATTGGATACATATCAATTTCAGCATATCCTGCATTTTTCAAAATCGTTTCAAATGGTTTACCACATGCTTTGTAAACTAATTTTTTTCCATAGTTGAAATCATCTGAAGCGTCTTTCCCATAAGTAATGCCTTCACGAGCATATAATAGAGCTGAACCACCACCTGGTACAATACCATCTTCTAGGGCACATTGTGTAGCGTGAAGTGCATCATCAACTCTATCTTTTTTCTCTTTCATTTCGGTTTCAGTACTTCCACCTACGTGAACTAAAGCAACACCACCTACAAATTTAGATAAACGTTCTTGTAATTTTTCCATTTCAAATGGAGTAGCTGCTTTTTCAAGTTGTGCTGTAAGTGATTCTACACGTTCTGAAATTGCTTCTGCTGTTCCTTGGCCATCAATAATAGTGGTTTTTTCTTTAGATACTGTAACTGTTTTAGCTTCACCAAACCATTCCCAATTGAATTTGTCTAGTTTCATGCCTTTTTCTTTGTCAAATACGGTTCCACCTGTTAAGATAGCAATATCTTCTAAAATTAATTTTCTACGTTCACCAAAGTCCGGAGCTTTAACAGCTACTACTTGAAGTGTACCTCTCATTTTATTTACAATAAGTGTAGCTAAAGCTTCTCCATCTACATCTTCTGCAATAATTAAAAGCGATTTTCCTTTTTGCGATACACCTTCTAAAATTGGCAACAATTCTTTTACTTGAGTAAAACGGTGATCAGCAATCAAAACATAAGCATCTTGAAGCAATGCTGACATATTGTTATTGTTGGTAACAAAATATGGAGACTTGTATCCACGATCGAATTGCATTCCTTCTACAACTTCTAAATATGTTTCGTCTGTTTTTGACTCTTCAATGTAAACTACACCTTCACGTCCTACTTTTTCCATAGCACGAGCAATTAATTTTCCTACTTCAACATCATTGTTTGCTGATATAGTAGCAATTTGTTGTAGCTGTTCTTCCGATGAAATTTTTTCTGAGTTTTCTTTAAGTACTGTAAGTACTTCTTTTACTCCAGCGTCAATTCCTCTTTTAATTTCAACAGCATTTGCTCCTTCATTTAATTTGGTTAGTCCACCTTTAACTAATTCACGAGCAAGTAAAGTTGATGTTGTTGTTCCATCACCTGCGTGGTCTGATGTTTTTACTGCTGCTTGTTTAACCATTTGAGCACCTAAGTTTTCAATTGGGTCCTCTAGTGAACCAATTTGTTTTGCTACAGATACTCCATCTTTAGTTGAAACAACCATTCCGTTTTCTATATACACAACGTTTCTTCCGTTAGGTCCTAATGTTGCTACTACTGCATCTGCTAAAGTGTCAATACCTTTAACTAATTTTTTACGAGCTTCTGCTCCGAATTCTATTTTTTTGCTCATCTTAATTTTCTGTTTTAACTCTTGCTAATATT